CATCCTTGAGTTCACTGCTGGCTTCCGTGCTAGCGTTACTGCTGACGCCGAGACTGGCTCCATTGGTGCTGTCAATGTCGGTAACCTCAGCAAGAAGTTTGATGTCATCGTTGACCCATACTTCCTCCGTAACGTGATCCTCGTTGGTCGTCGTGGTAACAGCTTCCTTGAGAGCGGTTATGTGTATGCTCCATACGTTCCACTCCAGACAACACCAACCATCTTTGGACCTGAAGACTTCGTCCCACGTAAGGGCGTTATGACTCGCTATGCCAAGAAGATGGTTCGTCCAGATATGTATGGACTCGTTATCTGTCGTGGTATCCTCGGTGAGGCTGGTGCTTCCTGATAGCTAACAGATACAGATAGCTAAATTAAGCCTCCTCATTCTTTGAATGAGGGGGTTTTTTGTTTTAAGAACACTAATTACTTTGACTTGGATTATTCTCCTTTGGGTGAGGCCACTGCCCATAGAAAGATTTAATACCGAGGTGGCTGGTGCTAAATCATTGGATAAAACAAGTTATTGCAATAACAAATAAATAAAGGAGAAATTGTTATGGGAAAAAGATTAGGTCGTAAAAGACTGTTGTCTCTTGAGAAGAGAGGCGAGACAATTGAAAGATCATCTTTAGGAATGGGTGATGGAATGAAAGACACCTTCGTGCGTTGTAATAAGATGCGTGATGGTTCTTTGAATATTGTTGGTTTTAGATCTTGGCACAGCTGATGCCGCTATTGCATCATTTGCTGCAAATGACGTTATTGGCGTTGATGGAGAGTCTGGCACCATCTTTACTTGGAATGAAAGCATTCATGGCTACCTTGTAGATCTTGAGATGTTTATTCTTGAGACACCAACAACTGGTGATGATGATTTGCACATTTATGCTCACTCCTCTGCTGTTAATGCTAATGCAGCTGGAAATGGTAACACCAATACTAGTGTTGATATTACTACTGCTGTGAAGGGAAATTCAAACTCACAGGCTCTTAACGGTGATACCTTCGCTACCGCTAACCAGTTCTACATTGTTAGTGATGGTTCCACAGCTGGTACTTATGATGCTGGCATCTTGCTAATTAGAAGCACAGGCTTTGCAATTGATACAGCAGCTGCTGATACTTTCGTGTAATATTCATAATTATTTCACTAAAAAAAAGGAGTATTAATCATGGGTAGAAGAAGAGGAGCTAGAAACTCAGCTCAGGCGAAAGAAAAGGTTCAGACTGCTGCTAAGGCCAAAAGGCCAGCAAAAGCTGCTCCTAAAAAGAAAGCGCCTGCAAAAGCAAAACCCAAAGCTACAAACAAAGAAGATTGAAACACTAGTTTCATGAAAAATACAACCCTCTCATCTTAATGGTGAGGGGGTTTTGTTTTATAATATACTATTTACTGAGAAAGGAGGCTTTAATATGCCAACAAGACAAATTTATCCAGCCTCAGAAACAAGCACAGTTATCCTTACCTCAACAGGCTCAGCAAACTTAGTCGCTGCCGCAGTACCTTTTGGCATTTATACTGGCTCTGCTGACTTTCTTAGTGGTGCTGCCCTGCAAGTTGCTTATGTATACAAGAAACTAGGTGGTGATGTTGTTGATATCGAACTAACTCCTGCTAATGTTTATTCTGCCTACGAAGAGGCAGTGCTAGAATACTCATATATTATTAATTTACACCAGAGTCAAAATGTAATGGGTACATTCTTAGGAATGACCACTGGCACTTTTGATCATAAAGGTGATATAAAATCTGGTCCAACAAGTGTAAATCTTAAATATCCCAAATATCAATTCACATACGCTCGCAGAGTTGGCGATGCCGTAGCTACAGCTGGTGGATTTGGTGGCACAACACGTATCTATTCTGGCTCTTTTAAGACTGTGAAAGGGAAACAAGACTACGATTTGCAAACCATTTTGTCTTCTGCATCCGGAACCGGAGTAGACGATGCTGGTAATGCTGTGCCCTTTAGTGGTGCTATTGGCGATAAAAGAGTTATCATTACTAAGGTTTTTTATAGATCGCCGCGTGCTATGTGGAGATTTTATGGATATTATGGTGGCGTTGGTGTTGTAGGGAATTATTCTACTTACGGTCAGTTCTCAGATGACTCTACTTTCGAGATTATTCCAACATGGCAAAACAAACTTCAAGCAATAATGTATGAGGATTCAATTTATACTAGAACCTCTCATTATTCTTTTGAAATCAAAGACAACAATTTGAGACTATTCCCTAAACCAGATCAGTATGGTTTTGGTGAAGGTCTGGATGATCGTATTTGGGTCAATTTTTATGTTGATCAAGGTAATGCTTGGGAAAAAAACGATAGATACGAGGATGGCACAAACGGTATCAACAATATGAATACTTTGCCTTTTGATAATGTGCCATTTCAAAACATCAACGCTATCGGCAAGCAATGGATTAGAAACTATGCGCTTGCTCTTTGTAAAGAGATGCTTGGGCAGATTCGTGGCAAATTTACTACGATGCCTATTCCTGGTGAGAGTGTGACACTTAACCATTCAGAGTTACTTTCCCAAGCTAAAGACGAACAAGAAAAACTCAAAACACAATTAATGGAAATGCTTGATAAGATGAAGTACATTGATCTTGCTAAGAATGACCAAGAATTGACAGATGCCGCCGCTGCTGCTCTAAAAAATTCACCTCTACCAATCTTCGTAGGATAATTTTTGAATGCCTGACAATAAATGGTCTAGACCCGCAGCACCACCTCCTCCACTATTCTTTGGAAAAAAAGAGCGTGATTTAGTAAAACAAGTCAATGATGAGCTAATTGAAAAGGTCATTGGTCAACAAATTTTATATTATCCTATTGATCTGGAAACAACACGCTTTCATGACTTGTATGGTGAAGCGATTGAAAAAACATTTCTTCCACCGATAAGAGTTTATGCTCTTGTTGAATTTACAGAATTTTCTACAAAATATATGGAAAATGTTGGGGTTGACGCTGAATCAGAAATACAAGTACATTTTCATAAGCGTAGATTAGAGGAAGACCAAGATTTGTTCGTTAGAGAAGGTGACTTTGTTTTGTATGGTAACAAGTATTATGAGATAGTGACTTTAAGCAAGCCTAAGAATTTATTCGGACAAGTAGAACATTCTTTTGAAATTGCTGCTAAATGTCGCAAAGCAAGAAAGGGGCTTTTTGATGCTACCTAAAGATTTTGATTTTGCTCAAATTCCAGCAGGAACAGAATTGAATTTGAGAGAGATAGGCATGTTATCTTCAACCATTGAAGATATTGATGCGGCAGTTTTAAATTGGCTCAAAGAAGACTTAGAATTACACGCTACAACCAACGAGGGTTGGAAAAAGGTTCCTGTATTTTGGCAGACACCAGAAAGATCATTCCAAATCAAAAATAATAAAGATCTCAGAGATAATTCAGGATCTATTATTTTACCCGTTGTTAGTTTAGAAAGAACTGGTATTGTAAAAGATCCCAACAGAAAAGGTGGATTCCAAGCGAATTTGTATTCTAAAGATAAAAACGGTAGAACAGGAAGAATGGTTATCGCTAAAAAGATTGTTAAGGATAAAACAAGAAACTTTGCTGTTGCGTCAAACATTAGTGCAGGAGTCTCTACCGGCGGTGCAACGCAGGCTTACTATCCAAGAACTAATTCTAAAATTATCGTTAAATCTCTTTCAATTCCAATTCCTGTTTATATCAATGTTAATTACAAAATTACACTAAAGACAGAATACCAACAACAAATGAATGAGATTCTAGCTCCTTTCATGACTAGAACTGGGCAAATCAATTCATTTGTTTTACGTAGAAATGGTCATTTGTATGAAGTTTTCTTTGAGCAGGGCTTCACACACAATAATAATGTCAATAATTTAGGTGAAGATATGAGAATGTTTACTTCCGAAGTTACATTTAGGGTTCTTGGTTATTTGATTGGTGAAGGCGAAAATGATGATAGACCAATCGTTAGAGTGGAAGAAAACTTCATTGAAATCACATACCCAAGAGAATCAACAGTGCCCGAAGACGAAATCACTTCCTGAACTGACAGACGATTTTCTATTACACATAAAGACTTTTGATTTCGTTTTTACTATTTAATGTATAGTTATGTTATAACCTAACATAAATTTATAAAAGAGGAATTATAGAATGTCTGTTAAAAGCTTTAAATTTGTGTCTCCGGGTGTTTTCATCAACGAGATTGATAATAGTTTCAGATCTAGAACTGTTGATGCCATTGGCCCTGTTGTGATTGGGCGCGCTGGTCATGGTATTGCGATGAGACCGGTAAAAGTCGAATCATTTTCGCAATATATTGAAAATTTTGGTGACACCGTTCCAGGTAACGCTGGTGGCGATGTGTATCGCGATGGCAACTATCAATCTCCAATGTATGGCACATATGCTGCTAAAGCTTTTTTGAATGCCAATGTCGCACCTCTTACATATATTAGGCTTTTAGGACAACAGTCTCCTGACAATAATGGAACGGCAGACGCACAAGCTGGCTGGAGAACAGAGAAGAATAATGTTCAGACTGTGCCTAAAGATAGCAGTACTGCTGCTGGTGGTGCTTATGGTCTTTTTATTGCTGATGGTGATGTTGTCGGCACTGGTCGTGCCAATCTTACAGATGGTCTATTTACAGGTTCCGCTAAGGGCTTTCACCTTGGCGCTATTGTTTATGTGCAAAGTGGATCCGCTCAGCTCTCTGGAACCATTGCGGGCACTAGCTCTTATGGTATTCAGGCTAGCTCTACAATTGTCAAAAGCGATTCCAACGGTAATTTCAATCTTGTAATTAGTGGATCAACAAATGGCGAAGAGAAATTCAAGATTAACTTAAATGATGGCAGTGCAGATTTTATTCGTAGAAGATTAAACACCAACCCACTATTGTCATCAACTCCAGGAACATTCTATGCCACTACTTCTTACGAGGATTACTGGCTTGGTGAAACTTTTGAGCAGTACCTTAGAGATAAGTCTCTTGTAAGTGGGCAGTTAGCTGGCTTTATTGCTGGCATTTCTTCTGGTAGTGCGGCTACAGCTGGCCCACATCAGATGAAGGGTGTGCCTTCTCAGGAAGCTATCGCTGGATGGTTTATTGGTCAGGATCTTGGCAGCGCTGCTTCCTTTGACGCCGCTAATGCTAAAAAACTCTTTAGATTGATTGGCAGGGGACATGGCGAGTGGTTACATAAAAATGTCAAGGTTTCCATAGAGCAGATTCAACAATCAAACACCACTACCGATGAGTACGGCACTTTCTCTGTTGTCCTTCGTCATATCAACGATAATGATACAGCGATTCAAGTTTTAGAAAGATTTGATGGCTGTAATCTCAATCCTTCTTCTCCAAACTTTGTTGCTAGAGTTATTGGAGACATGTATGAGGAATGGGATAACACCGAGCGTAGACTCAAAAGATATAATTCTTATCCTAATAATTCTAAGTATATTAGGGTTGATATGAGCGATGAAGTTGTTGAGGGTGGATTGAATCCTACGCTTCTTCCTTTCGGGTACTTTGGTCCTCCAAAGTTTGCTGACAGTGGAAACCTCCTTATGTCTACAGGCTCACCGGCTTACACATTCTTGAAGGTTGGTTCCGAGCTTCCAGGCTATCCTGCTGTAGGAAGTGGTAGTATCTCTTCTTCCTTTAACCCTCACGCTGCATCTGCTAGTTTCTTCTATCCAGAGGACGCACTAAGAAGCAAAGCAACGGATGGTGGAATCAGTGATCAAACAAAGGCTTACTTTGGATTTAGAACAACTAGAGAAGCAACCAGCACTGCTATCGACAGAAGTGTTGCCGATTCACATCGCTTGCTATATGCAGCATTAGGAAATTCTAACAACATTCCTGCGGATACTACTGCTACTTCTTATAACGCTGGAACTTCTAACATTGCTGGTTATTCTTATATCTTTACTTTAGATGACGTTAGTGGCTCTAATGCTTCTACTCCAATCTATCAGTATGTTTCTGGGTCCCGAAAGCTAGGAACAAGCACTACTGCTCGCGGAACAAATACGTACGAAACACTTCTTGATGCTGATATCAATAGATTCACTGCTCCTTTCTGGGGTGGCTTCGATGGTGTCGATATTGTGAAGCCAGATCCTTTCTATAATGCAGGGTTGTCTTCTGGCACTGACGAAACCAGTTATTCTTTCTATACGATCAAGCGCGCAATTGATACAGTCGCTGATCCAGAAGCTATTGACATGAACCTTCTTGCGGTCCCAGGTCTTACAAATGACACTCTTACTGGTCACATGATTGATGTGTGTGAAGAGAGAGCAGATGCTTTATCTGTTATTGATCTTTCCAATGTATATATTCCTCCTCATGAGGCTTACTACGCTGATAGAACAAGTAGAATTCCAGCTAATCCAAAGCAAAGAGCAACAGATCTCAAGACTCGTAGAATTGATTCAAGTTATGGTTCTACTTTTTACCCATGGGTTCAGACAAGAGATGATAATGGACAGCTTGTTTGGGTTCCACCATCAGTTGCAATGATGGGTGTTCTTGCTAGTTCTGAAAGAGCCTCGGCTGTTTGGTTTGCCCCAGCCGGCTTCAATAGGGGTGGCTTAAGTGATGGCGCTGCTGGTATCCCAATAACAAATGTTTCTGAGAGGCTTATCTCTAGAGATAGGGACACGCTTTATGAGGCTCGTATTAATCCAATAGCCTCTTTCCCATCAACAGGGATCGTTGTCTTTGGACAGAAGACACTTCAAGAACGCCCATCAGCTCTTGATAGAATCAATGTTCGTCGCCTTGTCATCTTCCTTAAGAAGCAAATTTCTATCGCTTCCGCTCAGATTCTATTTGAGCAGAATGTTGAGGCAACTTGGAACAAGTTCAAGGGCTTAGTTGAGCCAATTCTTTCCAATGTCCAAACTCAGTTCGGTATCACCGGCTATCGCTTAATTCTCGATAGCACAACCACAACTGAGGACTTAGTTGATCAGAACATTCTTTATGCGAAGATTATGATTAAGCCGGCTCGTGCCATTGAGTTCATTGCAATTGACTTTGCAATTCTTAACACAGGCGCTTCTTTCGACGACTAATAAATTATTGGGGGTGAAATTCCCCCATCTACACTATTTACAGATAGAATATTTATAGGAGACAACACCAATGGCTTTTTGGGGTTCAGATTATCAGAATACAACACTATTAGATCCTAAGAGAAAATTTAGATACATTCTGCAAATTAACAATTTTGATGTTACCACAGAGGGTGGTGCTAGTGTAACGACTTCAGAAATTTGGTACGCCAAAACTGTTACACGTCCTTCTTTTGCAATCGCGCAAACGGAACATAAATACTTAAGTCATACTTTTTATTACCCAGGTTCTGTAACTTGGAATCCGATTGATATTACCATGGCAGACCCGCAGTCTCCTAACGTTGCTTTGTTGCTTTCTAAGATTATTAACGATGACGCTGGTTACAAAGTTCCGGTCAACTCTGAAGTTAAGAATACAATGTCTAAGGCTAGTGCTGTAACAGCGTTGGGTGGTGTTATTATCAGACAGATTGATGCTGATGGTAACGATATTGAGACCTGGACTCTTTATAATGCTTTTATCACTGATGTTAAGTACGGCGATTTGGCTTATGGTGATGACGAGTTGGTTGAAATGTCAATGCAGCTAAGATATGATTGGGCAACAATTGAATCCGCTGATGGCAGTTCTGCTTACTGGGACGGACAGGAATAATTAAATAGAGGTGTAAATTGTCAAGAAATAAAGAAAGGCTGGGGGCGCAACAGCCAGATACGAGCGCCCCGCCACAATTGACGCAAAACGATAATAGCGGTGGATTTAGCTTTGTTGTTCCAACAGAGTTTGTTGAGCTTCCTTCAAGAGGTAAGTTCTATCCACCAAACCATCCTTTACATAATCAGGATGTGATTGAAATCAAACACATGACAGCAAAGGAAGAAGATCTTCTTACTTCTCAGTCTTTGTTGAAGAAAGGTGTTGTTTTAGATCGTTTGCTACAGAGTGTAATAACAAATAAAGCAATCAGAGGAGAACATCTTTTAGTTGGTGATCGAAACGCCATTCTAATTGCTGCAAGAATCTCTGGCTATGGACAAGATTACAAAACTAAAGTAACTTGCCCTGCTTGTGGAACTGCACAAGACTATTCTTTTGATCTAAGCGATGTTGGTGTTTATAATGGCTTTGGTTTTTCACCAGAGGAAGCAACATACAATGATGACGGTACTTTCACAACTATCTTGCCAAGAACAAAGATAGAGGTTGCTTTTAGGTTATTGGCTGGCTCTGATGAGAGGAACTTAGTTTCGCAGGTTCAAAATTCCAGAAAGGCTAAGAAAGACGAGAACAACGTAACAAGACAGTTGAAAATGTTTGTGGTATCAGTCAATGGCGATACAAGTCAAGCGGCAATCAATTATGTTGTGGATAACATGCCATCTGCTGATGCAAGACACTTGCGTTATGTTTATAAGATTGCTAATCCTAACATCGATATGATTCAGCATTTTGAATGCAATTCTTGTGAACACGAGCAGGAACTGGAGGTGCCGCTTACGGTGGACTTTTTTTGGCCTGACCTATGAATACATGGAAAGTGTTTATGAGCAGTTTTTCTTTCTAAAGTATGCTGGAGGTTGGTCTTTTTCGGAAGCCTATAATTTACCAATTGGCTTAAGAAATTGGTTTACAAAAAGATTAGTTAGACAGTTAGAAAACGAAAAAGAGGCAATTGAAAACGCTTCAAAGGGAAGTGGCAGCTCAGGAAAACAACAGCTAACACTCAGCAATCAGCCAAAAATGCCTTTGGGACTTAAAAAATCTTTAGGCTAGTTATAAGACAGGGTTTGCCGCCCTGTCTTTTTGTTTTTATAACTATTTATTTTAGATTATAGGAATTTTTTTATATGGCCATTGATCCAAGAAACTTGACACCCGATCAACTAAGAGAAAAAGAAGATCTTCTTAGAAGAATTGGTGCGTTGAATGATGAAGAAAAGCGTAGATTAGCTGAACTACAAGGATTGACAGATTCTATTTTAGCTGCTGAAAGAGAAAGACTCAAAATGTCAGAGGATAGTTTAGAGGCTTCTGCTCGCTTATTGGATGCACTAAAAGACATACAAGAGGCTAATAGGATAAACAATAATCTTTCAGAGGAAGATTTTGTTTTAAGACAAAGGCAGCTTGAGATCAACAGACAAGAGGCAGTATACAGAAAAGAAGCTGCTGAATTAGCTTATGATCAGTTGATTAGAGATGGTCAGATCAGCGACTCAATGAAGGAAAGGCTTCAGAGGCAGTATCAAAGTCTAGATTTTACAAAGCTAACCGCTGAGGAATTATCTAACATCGTCAATAACGAACAAAGAAGAGCTAAGTTGAACGATGAGATAATGAAAGATGTCAAGACAATGGATGCTACGCAAACCAGAATTGTTCTACTTTTAGACAAAGCTAAATTCCTTATGGAAGAACAAAATGCTGAATTAAGAAAACAATTTTTGTTGAAAAGAGCTAATGAGTTTATTGATAACGTAGCTATTGGCTTGTTTGGTAAAATGAAAGAAGCAATACTTGCTATGGACGAGGCTCAAAGCAGCTTCAATAAGAACTTTCAATTTGGACCAGAGTATACAGGCAGAATTAGAGAAACTTATAAAGAACTTAATCAGTATGGCGTGGGCATCAAAGAAGCAGCAGAAGCTCAGGCAGCATTAATTAATACAGTAACAGACTTTACAATGATGTCGGAAAAGCAAAGAGATGCTCTAACTGAATCTGCAGCGTTAGCGTCGAAGCTTGGTGTGTCTAATGAGAATTTTGCAAGGGGTATCCAAGCTAGCACTAAATTTTTTGGACAGAACGTAGATAGCGCGATAGAAATACAATCTGACTTAGCGGCTAGTGCTAGAGCATTAGGCGTAAGCCAAGAAGTTATGTCATCTGGCTTTGCACAAAATAGTAGAGAGTTGGCTAAATTTGGTTCTGCAGGTGTGGCTACTTTCAAGAACTTAGCGAGAGTTGCAAAGATTACCGGATTAGAAATTGAAAGATTGTTATCAATCACTAATAAGTTTGATACGTTTGAAGGCGCAGCAGAACAAGCAGGTAAGTTAAATGCTGCATTAGGTGGAAACTTTGTAAACGCTATGGATCTTATGATGGCGACAGATCCTGTTGAGCGTTTTAACATGATTAGAGATTCCATTTTAGACACGGGACTTTCTTTTGATGATATGAGCTACTATCAAAAGAACTTCTATAAAGATGCTCTTGGATTGTCTGATGTAGGTGAGTTAGCTCTCATGCTTTCAGGCAATACTGATATGCTAACTGGCTCACTAAACGCAAGTGGTGAAGAATTAGTCGAGCAAAAGAAAAGAGCAGCCGATGCCCTTAGTGTTCAAGAGAAATTTCAAGCAATCATTGCAGACAATGCCGAAGGACTTACTGCTTTTGCAGAGGCTTTGAACAACACTGTTGGGCTGCTAATGCTGGCAGCGCCGGCTTTCAAGTTTCTTTTTCCAATAATGATTGCTTATAGGGGCTTTACATTGGCTATGGGAGTTGCACAAACGTTTTTTGCTTTTTCACAAATGGCGGCGGGCAACGCTGGAAAGATAGCATCGAGAGGTATTATAGTTTTTGCTCTTGCTGTTGGTTTATTAGCAGCTTACATGATGTTTGCTTCTCCATCTAAATTAGTTCTTGGTTTGTTCGCAATGGCTGCAGCATTTGGGTTGTTATCTCTTTTAGGTCCTAAATTAGCACTAGGGCTAACTCCACTAGGAGCTTCGCTAATGGTTGTCGGACAAGGAATGTTGATGATCTCTGGCGCTGTTGCTATTGTTATTGGCAGCGTTGGGTTATTAACTCTTGCCATTACTGGTTTGTTTGATTCAATGACGGAACTAGCTGGTACGACAGGATTGTCAAGCGTAGCAAAAGAGATCAAA